ACAGTATTATCACCTACAGATGATGGCCCACCAACATTTTATAAAGGATTTAATGATTACAAAAAGTATTCTAAAAAATGGATGGATGATATGTACTCTGGAGCTGGTTGGAAGGTATTACAATTTATTTTAGGTAAACATGCCATTAATCCTGATTTTGATTACACTTTAAACTACAATGTAGTTCCTGCAGTAGCTTATGGCAAAAAACAATCTGGTGAATATGGTACTAGATTTGGTACAAATAATCCAATAAAGTCATATAAAGATTACATAGAGGGAACTGTGTTACGTAATTTAGGATATGAATTGATAAAGTGGATGGGTATCACACCAGATGGTAAAAATTATACTGGTGTAGAAGTAGAAACTTCTGTTTTACCTGGTATTGGTGATGATAATGTAGGAAATACAGAAAAGAAAAAATTAAAAGTAAAAGAATCAATTAATTTAGATGAAGAAGTTAAGTTATTAATAGAAGGTGGTGCATATGGACACCTTAACCACCCATTTGATGACAAAAATCTTACATTTTCAGATTTTAAGACACTAATTATTAATACACTACAAGGTAATCTTGATAGTGAAGGAGCGGTTACAGAAAAAACAGATGGTCAGAATATAATGATAAGTTGGAAGAATGGTAAACTTATCGCAGCTCGTAACAAAGGACATATCAAGAATCATGGTGCTAATGCATTAAGTGTTAGTGGTATTAAAAATATGTTTGCTGGTAGAGGTGAAATAGAAACAGCATTTGTATCTGCTATGAGAGATTTAGAAAAGGCTCTAAAGGGTTTAAGTAAAAAACAAAAAGACAAAATATTTGGAGAAGGTAAAAAGTTCATGTCTTTGGAAGTAATTTATCCAAAAACAGCAAACGTAATACCATATGATAAATCATTATTACAATTTCATGGTACAATTGAGTACGATACTTCGGGTACACCTGTTGGAGAAGACAGAGGAAGTGCTAGAACTTTAGCTGGTATGATAAAACAGATAAACCAAAACATACAGAAGACGTATAGTATCACAAAACCATTTATAACTAACTTACCAAAAGTAAAAGACTTCTCAAAGAAACAAAGTTACTTCTTAGGTAAGTTAAAAAAGTTACAAAGTGAATATCAATTGGGTGATAGAGATACTTTAGCTAATTATCACCAAGCTTATTGGATGGAATACATCTACAATGGTGCAAAACAGACAGATTACAAGAATCCATCTAATGATGTTCTTATGAAGTTAACAAAACGATGGGCATTTTTTGATAAATCGTATAAAATACCACAAATTAGAAAAGATTTACAGAAATACCCTAAATTTTTAGATTGGGTGATGACTACAGATAAGATTGACCACGCAAAACTACAAAAACAACACATTAGAGATTGGGAAGTTTTGTTTTTTGAGTTAGGGGCAGAAATATTGTCTAATCTTAGTGACTTTATAGCAGCAAACCCATCAAAATCAGCTCAACAGATAAGAAAAGATTTAAAATCTGCAATAAACAAAGTAAAAAAGTCAAAAGACCCGAAAGTTTTAAATACATTGAAGGTTCAGTTGGATAGATTAAATGCTATTGGTGGTTTAAAGGCAGTTGTGCCAAGTGAAGGTATAACATTTGTATATAAGGGTAAATTATTTAAGTACACAGGTGCTTTTGCACCAGCAAATCAAATATTAGGAATGTTAAAGTTCGTATAGGAGTTATAATGGGATATAGTAGAGAAAATAAACGACAAAATGATGCATTACAGACAATTTTAGATGGAGGCACACCAGAAAAACGTATCATGGTTGCTATGGAAGATACTAAAGAGAAAAAAGAGCGACAAAAACAAATAGCAAAGGAAAGAGAAGAGTCAAGTGAACGTTCAGAAGCATTGAAAGCTGCTAGAACACCTTGGTTTTGTCCTAAATGTGAAAAAATAATGAAAAAACGTTTAGATGATAAAACATATCGTGTATATAATCATTGTTTTGATTGTCAAATAGAAGCTGAAAATAAAATGAGAATAGATGGTACATATGATGAATGGATGGATAATAAAATTAAAGCTAATAAATTAGCATGGATAGAAGAACAAAAGGTTTCAATTAAAGAATTTAAAAAACAAAAATCACCAGAATTTTATCAACAATTTAGACCAGATGGGTATTCTATTGACAAAGAAGAATGGAGTATAAATATGAGTTTAATAGAAAAACAAGCAGATGAAGCGTTGGAACATTTAGAAAAAATGGAAGATTCTTTAAAGTGATATATTTATATATAGGACAATTTTAACCAAATTTAATAGGAGAAATTAAATGGCAAGAGCCGATGCAGGTGGGATGCACAGTACATCTCATACTAATATACCAAAAAAAATAGACGCTGGTGAATATAATAAAATAACCTTTGTTGATTCAAGTACAACAGTAGCTTTTACTGGTTCATCCGCAGCTGCTGGATTTATCGTTGAAGTTGTAGATAACGTAACGATAGAAGCAGTTAATGGTGGTACAATACCAGGAACAGCATTGTTAGTGGATACAGTTTATCCAATTACCCCTCAAAAAGTAACTATAGGTTCATCTGGTAAGGTTTACGTTTTACATAAGTAAAAAATAATATGCAAAGAAATTCAAAAGGGCAATTAAAAGATGTAATAAAACAGGAGTACGTAAAATGTGCTGCTAATCCAATTTACTTCTTAAAAAAATATTGTTACATACAACACCCAATCAAAGGTAAAATACCTTTTGCCCTATACGATTTTCAAGAAAAAACAATTGAAGACTTTTCAGAACATCGTTTTAATGTTATTCTAAAAGCTCGTCAATTAGGTATATCTACAATTACAGCTGGATATTCTTTATGGATGATGACATTTCATCAAGACAAAAACATATTAGTAATTGCTACTAAACAAGAAGTTGCCAAAAATTTAGTAACCAAAGTAAGAGTAATGCACGCCAACTTACCCTCTTGGTTAAAACAAAAATGTGTTGAGGATAATAAGTTATCGTTACGATATAAGAATGGTTCACAGATAAAAGCAGTATCGAGTGGTGAAGATAGTGGTCGTTCAGAAGCTCTATCTTTGTTGGTTCTTGATGAGGCTGCTTTTATCGATAAGATTGATGGTATATGGGCAGCTGCTTCACAGACACTATCTACTGGTGGACAATGTATTGCATTATCTACACCAAATGGTGTTGGTAATTGGTTTCACAAAACTTGGATGGACGCTGAGGATGGGTTAAACGATTTTAATTTTATAAAATTACATTGGACTGTACATCCTGATAGAGAACAAGATTGGAGAGATGAACAAGATACTTTACTAGGACCTTCATTAGCTGCACAAGAGTGTGATTGTGATTTTATTACCTCTGGTCAATCTGTTGTTGATGGTGTAATTCTAGAAGAATATAGAACTACACAAGTTCAAGAACCAATTGAAAAAAGAGGAATAGATAGTAACGTTTGGATTTGGCAACCACCAAACTATACAAAAGATTATATAGTATGTGCTGATGTTGCTCGTGGTGATTCAACCGACTACTCTGCATTTCATATTATGGACGTTGAGAGTTTAGAGCAAGTAGCAGAATATAAAGGTAGACTTTCTACTAGAGATTATGGTAATCTACTGGTAAATATTTCTATCGAATACAATAATGCTTTACTAGTTATAGAGAACAACAATATTGGTTGGGCTACAATACAACAATGTATAGATAGAGAATATGAAAATCTATTCTATATGAGTAAAGATTTACAAGTGGTTGATGTACATAGACAGATTAATAATAAAATTAACAGAGCAGAGAAACAACTTGTTCCTGGATTTACATTAACACAAAAAACAAGACCTCTAGTTGTTGCAAAACTAGAAGAGTTCTTTAGAGAAAAATTAGTAAAAGTGCGTTCAAATAGATTAATTGATGAGTTGTTCGTATTTATATATAATGGTAGTAGAGCAGAAGCTATGTCAGGATACAATGATGATTTAGTAATGTCTTATGCTATGGGATTATGGATACGTGAGACAGCTTTAAGATTGAGAGCTGAAGGAGTAGAACTTCAGAAGAAAGCAATGAATAGTATAACATCAAATCAAGGTGTGTATACACCAAAAAACAACCAAAACGATTCTTGGACTATGGAAATAAATAAAAAACAAGAATCATTAGATTGGTTACTTTAAGTAAAGAGGTAAAAAATGGCTGATACAAGCTTATTTAGTAGATTAAGAAGATTATTTTCAACTAACGTTATTGTTAGAAATGTTGGTGGTAGGAAATTAAAAGTTAGTGATACAAGTCGTACACAATCAATTTCTAAAAATAATTTAGTAGATAGATATCAAAAGATATTTACAGGTGCTGGACTTAGTGGATATTCTGATGCATTATTAACTAAATCTATGAGATTAAATCTATTTAAAGATTATGAATCAATGGATTCAGATGCAATCATATCTTCTGCTCTTGACATTTATGCAGATGAGTCTACAATGAAATCTGAATATGGTGAAGTTTTACAGATTAATACAGATAACGAACAAATCAAAGAAATACTACACAATCTTTTTTACGATATCGTTAACATAGAATTTAATTTATGGCCTTGGATTCGTAATATGTGTAAGTATGGTGATTTCTTTTTAAAATTAGAAATTAATGAAAAGTA